GATTCTGCACCACCAGTAGCAGAAAAGACAATAACTGTTGATGATTTATTAATCAGTTCAGCTTTTGTCTATGAGCTAGATGAAACACTCTCACACTATGACTTGAGAGGTGAGATCTCTAGAAAGATCGGATACGCTCTTGCAGAGCAGTATGATAGAAAGATCTTCAGAGCTATCACAAAAGCTGCACGTACAGCACACCCTATCTCGAAGACTAACTTCAAAGAGCCCGGTGGAACACAGCTACGTGTAGGTACAAACGCACAAGCTTCTGACGCTTACAACTCTGGATTCCTAATCAACGCTTTCTACGACGCTGCTGCGATCCTAGACGAGAAGGGAGTTTCTGGTGAAGGCAGAGTAGCTGTGCTTAACCCAAGACAGTACTACGCCCTTATACAGAACGTAGAGACTAACGGACTAATCAACCGTAACGAAAGAGGAGACGCATTGCAGTCTGGTAACGGCATCATCGAGATCGCTGGTATNCAGATCTTCAAGTCAATGAACATCCCATTCTTCGGTAAGTTCGGTACAAAGCTTGGCGGTACTGCATCTGCTACAGATCCCGGAACAGCTGCACCACTTAACAATGGTGACTTCGTAGGCGAAACAATGGCNGACGAAAGATCTGGTTCATCTGCAACTAAGACCGTTAACACATACGGTAACAGTGACAACTTCGATAACAGCTGTGGCTTAATCTTCCAGAAAGAAGCTGCTGCATGTGTTGAAGCAATCGGCCCACAAGTTCAGACAACATCTGGAGACATCTCAGTGGTTTACCAAGGAGACGTTATCTTAGGTCGTCTAGCTATGGGAGCAGATTCTCTAAACCCAGCAAGTGCTGTTGAGTTGATTGCCGGTAAAGCAGTTTCTTCTGCAACTGGTGCTGCAAACACAACAGATTTCGACGCTTAATTTACACTTTTATACGGGAGCTTCGGCTCCCCTTTTTCTTATGGCTTCCACAACTATTGACATCGACACAGAACTGTCCGCAGTAAATAATATACTGGGGGCTATAGGTCAAGCACCGATTACAACACTTAACTTTGACAACCCAGAAATATCATTTATATACAATCTACTCCGCGATGCCAACGTAGACACGCAGGCAGAGGGGTGGCATTTTAACACAGAAAAACACGTAGAGTTTGCTAAAGACGCTAACGGTAACATTGCAATAGGTAATGATATATTGTCCATGGATTTACATGACAACCGTTTNGATAGACGTAAAGATTTAGTACGTCGCAACGGTAAACTATACGATAAGATAAAACATACAGACGTTTTTGATTCTGATTTATTATTAGATATTGTACGTTTATATCTTTTTGAAGATCTACCTATTGTATTTAGAAGATACATAACCAACAGAGCAGCTAGAACAGCAGCTACACAGCTTGTTGCTAACCCACAACTTGTAAAACTACTGGCTCAGCAAGAGGCTCTATCTCGTGCAGCTCTCATGGAGTATGAGTGCAATCAAGCAGATCATAGTATGATGGGCTTTGAAGATGAAACTCACTACAGAACTTATCAACCATTCAGAAATCTAAGGAGATAATGGCAGGCATTACACAAACTATACCTCAATACTCACTAGGAATGTCAGAACAGCCTGACCAGCTAAAATTTCCCGGTCAGGTACAAGAGGTAACAAACGCGATACCAGATATAACCAGAGGTCTATTTAAAAGACCGGGTGCTAAAAGAATTGGAACTGACAAACTAGCTAACGTACAGAGTGGTGGTTCGTGGTTTCATTATTTTCGTGACAAGACTGAAGGATCTTATATAGGTCAAGTAGCGGCTGACGGCCAAGTTAGAGTCTGGCGTTGTAGTGATGGTCAACAGATGACTACAGCTTACGGCACAGGTGGACAGACAGCTATCCAAAATTATCTACAAACAGCTACACCAGAAAACTTACAATTCTTAACGATTAACGATACTACATTTGTTAACAATAGAGACATTAGTAATTATACTCAAGCAGAAATAAACGGTGGTGGCACTCCAGCTTTAAACGCTCAAGGTAATACTTTACAAGCTGGCGACTCTAGAACTGTTACAACAGTAGGTACTACAGGAACTACAGATTCTACTCCAGATGCTCACTTCGGGTTCGTAGAGTTACTACGTACAGAAAACGGAAGGCAGTATGGACTTAACATTCACGGTGCTAATACAACAGTTACAACAGTAACTAGAGCTACACGTATAAAGATACAGAGTGATACACTAGACGAATCAGATGGCACAGGTCACTGCCCCGGTATAGGTACACAGGTGTTTAGTATAGACTCAGGATCTAAAAAGAATCTAATATTTAGAATCAATACTTTGGGACAACAAGGTGTTAGTCCTAACTATAGTGCTAGTCAAAACGGCCCCGGTGGTAATAACTACAGATGTAGCTACAACAGAGAAGTCGTCCTACTACATGGTGGGGAAGGTTGGGTTACAGGTGATACTGTAACAGTAACACTAGATTCTGCTTCACAAAACTTTGACTATACTATACGCGTAGAAGATCACGAATCTACACAAGTTAACGCAACTGTTTCATCAGCTGGTGATGGCCTTATACGTCCAGAACCTACACCTTTTGACGCAGATACAGCAGTAACAGCTGACACTATTATTGGTGGTATTTTAGCAGATTTACCTAGTGGTATCACAGGTAAACATATAGGCACAGGTATATACCTATCAAGTGCTAACCCTTTTACCGTTGATGTTGTAGAAGAGGACTTGATGAGATGTTTTCAATCATCTATAAACGATGTTCAAAACTTACCTAACCAATGCAAACACGGGTATATAGTAAAAGTATCCAACGCTTTACGAGCAGATGAAGATGACTACTATCTTAGATTTGATGGTCAAAACAATAAAGACGGTGTGGGCTCTTGGTCTGAGTGTGCAAAACCGGGTATAGCTAAAACTTTAACTAACATGCCGCTGGTTATACAGCGTACAGCTGCTACAACATTTACTGTCAAGCAGTTTACATATAAAGATAGAGAGGTAGGTGATGATTTAACTAACCCCTTACCGTCTTTTGTTGGGGCTCGTATTAATAAAGTACTGTTTTTCCGAAACAGGCTAGCACTCCTGTCAGGAGAAAACGTAATAACGTCACGCCCGGGATCGCTTGGTGAACCTGACTTNTTTATAGAAACAGCTCTTACAGTATCAGCTAGTGACCCTGTAGATATATCTGCTGCGTCTATGTTTCCATCAGAATTATTTGATGGTATCGAGACTAATACAGGTCTACTTATATTTAGTACGAACCAACAGTTTTTACTTGCAGCTGACGATACAGTATTTAACCCAGATACAGCTAAACTTAGAAGTGTATCTACTTTTAATTATAACGAAACTATAGCTCCAATATCATTAGGTACTACAATAGCGTATATTGATAACTCTGGTAAGTTTAGTCGATTCAATGAAATGGCAAACATACGAAGAGAAGGAGAGCCATCAATAGTTGACGTTAGTAAAGTTGTNCCTACACTATTACCAAAAGATATAGACTTACTTACTAACTCCAGAGAAAACTCTATAATACTAATGAGTAAAACTGGATCAGATGAAGTATTTGGTTATAGATATTTTCAAGTATCTGAGCAAAGGCAACAGGCTGCATGGTTTAAATGGAAACTAAATAATCCATTAACATATCATTTTATTATAAATGATGAGTATTTCTTTTTAGATAGTGATTACTATTTACAAAGCATCAAGCTAGTGCAAACATCAAACGATCCAAGTATAGTACAAGATGAAACAGATTTCTTACTTCACGTGGATAATCATACTACTGTTAGCGGTGGCAGCTTTAACGCAACTACGAATATCACCACCTTTAGCGGTGTTAGCTGGTTAAACACAGTTACTACACCAAACCATGACCTAGTAGTTATCGATACAAATACTAACTCAACGCGTATTGGTAGATATGGTAANCCTACAGTATCTGGTACAAGCTTTACACTACCGGGTAANTGGTCTGGAGCTACTCTTGTGATAGGTTATATCTATCCATACGAGGTTAAGTTTCCTAGATTCTATCCTACTAGACAGCAAGGTAATGCAAGTAGAGCTGATGTAAANGCATCATTAGTGATACACAGAATTAAAATACACTTTGGTAAAATAGGTCTTTACGAAACTACACTTAAGCGTGTTGGTAAACCTGACTACACAGAAGTATACGAATCTACACAATTAGATGAGTACGATGTGTCTGACGCACCATACCTAGATGAGTTTATTAAAACTATACCTGTGTATGAAAGAAACACAAATGTTGATATAATACTCAGATCATCACACCCTGCTCCAGCTACGTTACGTGCGTTGGCTTGGGAAGGAGACTTTTCACCCAAATTTTACAAACGTGTCTAAATACATTCACCCACTTACAATGGAGGCTGCTACAGAAGTGGCCTCTAACCTACGTCCAGATGACCACAGAGAGGTACAAGAGGGGCATGGGATAGATCCTACCCTCTTACCAGTTCTCATGGTTCACAACCCATCCTACGTGTATTTCACAGTGCCTGACGGCAAGACTGCTGGCATGGCCGGAGTAGGAAAAGATGGTGATATATGGATGCTATGCACTCCTGATATACACCGATA